GGCCTTTGTATGAGGTCTTAGAACCAGTCTGACACTGATCCCGGCTTGGTTCTCTTAACTTTGTAGTTTGACCTTCTAGGTCGTTCACTACATGTTAAGACTGTCCTACGGACAATGTAGTAGCCTTTACCTTTCTTACTTTTACGACGGTATTTCACCTTAGTCCACTGAAGTGGCTTCGGCGGCGCTTCGCCGTACAATGTACCAAAATCGGTGTCCCAGAAATTCGCATTCCTGGGCTCATCGACACGTCCCGAAAGGGAGAGCCAATAATAGGGTGCTTGTGTTACTATAGCACGCCTATGTACTGTCTCGCGCATGTACTTGAAACTAAACCATCGAGACCCATTCGTAAAACGTACGTGAATGGGACTGAAGGAAGGAGAGTAGATCCCAAGAGGTGTGTAAAACACATCAGGGACTTTAAGGCCCGCTGTGTCAGGATATGTCGGCGGAACACGATAAATCTGCATCCCGAGACGTTCCAATTCAGATATAATGTAATGAATCACACTAGGGATCTCAATCGGGTCCCAACGGCGGCACAATGCATTGTATGCTTTATAAAGCCACACGACATATTGTGAGTCCGTAAGTTTTCCGCCCTCCGGTAAGTAGGAGGGGCGGACATCAACCCCGCGGTAAAAATCAGAGCCGCAGGATTCTCGGAAAGGAAAGTTGACGAACGTCTTCTCACCATTGAGAATAAGCCGCAGTTTCGGAAAGATTACCGAAACGTATTTATGCAGCTTACTGGGGTAAATTAAATCATCCCCATACACGGAGTACACCCCGTGTCTCACACCGAGTAGGTTGCCGATAGCCTTGATCAAAGAATAAAAGACCAAGGTTTCAACTGGAAAAGTCAACCCATTGCCCATGGGAAGTATGGAAGAGGTATAAATACTCCTCCCATCCTCAAGTTTAAGTTCTCTCGAGAATGTCTTCTTAATGGCAGTGAACCACTCACGTGGTAAAACAGCGTTGACCAGTTCGCTAGTTAGCGAATCAGATGCGGATGATAAATCAGCAGTTGCGTGGGATCCACCTTGAATGGTGGAATCACGACTTGTGCTGAATAGCTGTGCAAAACGGCGATGTCTATGTTGTAACTTAGACAAATTTAAGCCATTTTGTTTTAGCCTCTCCGTGACCTGTTCCCCGACACCATAGCTATAAAATAAAGCTAGCAGTGTTAGAGGAGTAATCGGTCGTAGCACCTTCCAGCTTTTCGGTACCTGAACCAAGTTTAGAGAGTCGTGCTCTAAGTCTAGAACACCCGGTTTCCTTTTAAGGATTCCAAGCAGTTCGGTCATGAGTGGATCACTAGGAACGTAATCCCGCATAAACCACTTAGAGCAGTCAGATGAGCCTGTAAATGCCTTTATATCGGTCAATTTGTGATCAATATATGCAAGGCTTAAAGGACATCCAATAGAGCTCTTCTTTCCGAATTTCGCTAAAGTCATGGTACGCTCCGGGTCAAACCGACCCAGAATCGCGCGTGATACTTTACGCGCTTCCTGAAGAACCGCATGCACAGACAGTGAACGCGGTCTAAAGGTGGCGAGACGCTCTTGCTCCCCAAGAAACTTCTGGAGAGTGTTTTTGATGAGCTCATCGTCAGTATACCTGTCCTCGGCGAATCTGTATTTCTTAAGTAGACCAGATAACTGGCTATAGCATTTATACCTGTATTGGTCAATAATACCCAATTCAGGAAAGCCATAATTCCTAAAGTTGTAAACGCTGTGCTTTAATGCTAGCTCAGCATTCCTTCCAAAAGAATCATCATTAAGATTTACACGGAAATCCCTAAGAAGACGCAGCCAGATAATCTTGGCTGCATCATCAGTCTGCGTTACACGCAGCTTACACTTACCTTTTCTAGCCATAAGAAACACCTATGCTAAATTAGGCCCCTCAACCATTCTAGGAGGAGGAGCAGCAACTTGACGTAAGACACGATATCAGGAAGGATTTCCATAATCGTGGAAGTCGTCTAGGTCTGAATCCATTATCATCTGGCATAGCTGGAGTTTTAATTCCAGGTACTCAGCTGCAGTGGTTTCGTGGCAGAATTCAATTTTCGCTCTTCCAAGTGGAAGAACAATTGTCTCATCTGTCAAGACCTTAGGTCTAACGTGGGTAATCTCACGATAACCTTTTATTAAGTTGCCGTTCGTGTAAGAGGGATTACGAGTTTTGAAGATCGCGTAAGGGCGGATTGTTAAGTCCGTCTCACTTGTATCAACAGCTCGCACTCCATTAGGAACGTCTGTACCGTCCGTTTTCCACGTGACGGCTGAGCCACCGGTTATTGATATACCGGAAGCACCCTCCATAAGGGACATACCATTTATGGCCATGTCATCTCCTTAAAAGCTTCAGAGAACTCTGAAGCAACAATGCGAGTGAATCTATTGTCCTGTAAAGGTTCAACGGATTCCATCGCGTGAACTGGGGAAACCCTGGTGGGGTTGTTCCAACGGCTCTCGTATACTCCTCCCTGACTACAGTTCCAAGATCAGCGGAGCTGTTCTTGTAGTCTGCAGCGGAAGAATTATACTTGAACTGCGTTACACGCACCTTTGCGTGTGAAACGGTCTTTAGCCCGGATGTATACCCGAGCACGTTGATTCCTGGATTAATGCGCCAAGCGCCTAACCATTTACCAACTTCCAACCACCAATCGACAACGAAGCTCAGCCTAGTTAATTCCCAGGCTAGCTCTGGCCAAAACTCTGGAGTTAAGCCCAGAGCCCGTGCCAAGGCCTGCTCCTCTGACATCCTGTACTGTACGGCTGCGTACGCAGACTGACTGTGCTCGACATCGCCTTGATACTTAAAGACGATTTTGTCGGCACCGCTGGTTCCCGTCTTACGACCGTTAGTGGTGGACTTAAGAGATGAGCGTTTGGTGTGAATCCGATTTGCATCGAACTTTCCACCGACCTTGTTGACCATTTTAATTATGTCTTGAGTGGTATAAACGAGTGGCATGAGTCCATAACGGAACTCTAGCCACGCCGAAGCTGCAGCATCTGCTGCATGCTTACCACTGAGACCTCCCCATCTTCCTGTTTTCAGGAAGTGGCGCAACTTGTTATATAACCCAAGTTTGCGATAATTGTTGGACACTAAATAACGTCTTAGTTGACCAAACGGGTCTCGTAGCAGATTTAAAGTCTCGCGTAATTCGCCGAGATTTTCACCTGCTCCAACCTGTGCAGCGCCAAGTTTAGAGAAAGCATTAAGAACTACTCTCTCTTCAAGGTTACTGCTAGGCGGAGTGAACGCTGGTGATCCTTTAACACTTTGGATCGCCGCCGCGCCGACTTCTCCATCTAAGACACCTTTGTATCTCAGATTCGAAGAGACTATATCATCTTCCAACCTAACGTTGGAAGGGCGATACAGTAATCGGCTAACATGGTAAGGATTGACACGATAGATCCCTGGTATAAAAACACCAGTATCGACCGATGTCTTCTCCTTAATGTCGACTAAATTCTTAGAATAAAGTCGCACATTTACGGCAGATTGCTCACCTGTAACCGGATTCTCTGTCCAAGAGTATCCAGCATAGGTGGCTTTTCTGTAATCGTAAATTTTCGCCATGTTATCCTCCATGACATAATTGTTGTGGATAAAGGGACC